TAGCACCCATTGAGCCTTTATTGTAAAGGCCTTGTGTTACAAGATAACGATATCAACACCATCATTTGCTTTTGTGGCGTAATGAGTAGCCATTGCTGAAGCGACCGCTCCGCAGATAATTGCATTTGATACTTTTCGACCCATTACCCAGCCGCCATCACCGAAAGGCAACTTGACGGCGGCCAAGCAATGTTTGGTCAGCTCATCTTGTCCCGAGTGAGCCAACCGCTGAGATGAGATTGCTCCCAGTAACTCATCGCAGCTTTGCGCATAGTCAAGACCATCAATAGGTTCAGTCCGAATCCCGGCCGGGGCCAATCGCGCAGCCACCGCTGATGCAGTTCTTGCTGAATAGGCAACGAGTTGCACCCCATACTTCCGCACCCATTCCGCCAAGTCATTAGCCAAGGCTTTGTCATCTAGGTTCGCAGGATTGTGCCAAGTCTGAAGCAGAATCACTTGGAATCTGTCGCCCTCAAGCTTTTGACTTGCTACTAGCGCGGCTTGCTTGCGGTCTGGACTGAGATCGATAGCCAACCAAGTATCAGCCTCGGGATCAAGTCTGAGACCCTCGACTCGACAAGATTCCCATTGCGACGGATTGATGACTGGGTTGATGGTATCGACCCATTGACATAAGACTTCTGTGCGCACAATGTCTTCGGGATCTGATAAGACGGCGCGGATATTATCCGGATGAACCGTGTAGCCAAGTGACGGATTAGCTTGGCAGACACCTAACCAGAACTCTGGCGAGTTATCAAATTTGATTCCATTAGGCGCTGACCACTCGAACCAACCAATATCGTCGTTAGATCCGTGGATGGCTGCATAGGCTCTTTCGCGTAATTTGTTTAAGACGATTGAGTGCTGATCGCCAGCGTTCGAATAAACCCATATTTGAGGATTGGGGCTAGCCATTTGAGTATATCGCAAAGCAGACCAGACATCCTCATCTTTGTATTCGCGAGCTTCGTCTAAGTGGATAGTTTCCGGCGCTGCGATACCTCGACCAGCTGAATTATTGGCTCGGACGATATATCGACGACCTTCAGTAAATTGCAATTCTTGAAATCCCTTACTTTCCAGCTTCTTAGTAAATTCGGCGGCTAGTCGGGGAGTCTGCTCGATGATTCCGTAGATTTTGTAGAACAATTCGGCGCTTGTGGTGAGTTTATGAGCAGTATGGACTTGTAATTTCTCTTTGAGAACGTAGATTCTAAACAAAATTTGAAGCGCCATAAACGTCGATTTACCCTGCTGACGTGCGCACAAAAGGGTGACGACTGGGTGAGCCCATCGGCCGTCGGGTTTGTATTTGAGCGAGTGATGAGCTAGCCATTGCTGCCAAGGAAGCAATTCGTACCCGATTTCCTCACAAAACTTAATCATTTGCTCGCCGTGAGAGGGTAAATCGTTGAGTTTTGTGTGAATTCGTGGGCTTGGCACACCACGGTAAGCCGATTCGTCCCTAGTACGGGCTAAGGCCGTCCCAACGCTCCCAGAATCGGCCAGAAGCTCACTCATAATGTCGGGTCGTTCCATTTTCAGGGAAAATCTTCCCAATGGGGGTCGTGGGTGTCCCAGCGCTCTCAAAAAAGCGGGGGATCATACGATCTCGCTTACCACTATTGCAAGGATTACAAGCTGCGACCATATTAGACGCTTCATCTGTACCACCTTTGCTAATTGGTATCACGTGATCCACTGTAGTCGCTTCTTGACCGCAATAGTGACAAGTCCAATAGTCGCGGTCTAGCACCTCTTTGCGCACTCTTTGGTAGTAAGCAGATTGATATCTTTTGTGCGCCATCAATGCCAACCCTTACGATCAAAGTGAGCAAGAGCTTTGCAAGCATCACCATAACGATGGTGAATGTATTTAATCGAAGCTTGTATCTGTCCTCGAGGACTTAGGTCTCTGTACCAAGTAGAGCGCATCTGACCAAGGCCATAATGCGATCCATTCCTAGCCTTTGGGTTCCATCTTGACTCATAATGAATCAGCCAATTAAAGCACTCAAATTCTGACCAACTCATTTGATTGTATGCATATAACTTGAGATTCATATCTGCTTTTGATGGCGTTGTATTTATTGTCAATAGTAAAGCTGTTATTAACGTCGTAGCCATCAGGCGAAGACAATGGCCCTCCCTCAACCTCCGCTTTAGGGCCAGCTCCGCGCCCGCGCTATGGCGAGATGGTACTGCACTTGTCAAGTAGGCTAACATAATCGCAGGTCAGAGCCTTTCTAAATAGATATATTATCTTCTATCGAATCAACGTGATCATCGATGGATCTACGAATCGGGTATATATCGTCGATCATTCAAGCTCCAATACTTTCCTAACATCAATCTCTTGGCTTCCATTTAATCCAATTATGGCATTTCTTAACTTTTCCCTGCCGTCACCGTGGAATTTAGTCGTCAAATATGGCTCTGATTCGCTACCAACCAACCAATCCACTCGCTCACCATTGGGATCAATAACTAAATCATCAACGAAATTAAACTTATCCAATATCGCATCGATTGACGATTCTCTTACCGATTCAACTATCTCACTAGGTATGTTGTCTTTTACCCACTGTACAAATTGACGCTGATTCTGTACAACCCACTTAAACTTGGGCTTTGTGGTCGTTATATAGGCCACCACCTCATCGCCCAATTCAGCCTTTACTCGATCAGCGCCTAATTCATTCATTTGTGTCTGTAAATCGGCTCGCAACTCATCTTTTAAGCGCTTTGCTTGGTCTGCTAGCAGGCTAATTGCCGCTAATTTCAGACTCAGGTCTTTGATTGTCATTGTGCTCCCGTTTCTTTGCTCTGTTTAACCGGACTTCTAATGAAGCCAGATTGACGCCCATATCTCGGGCTATGAATTCTTTATCGAAGCCCCACTCAAGCATTTGCCGGATATATGCAATTGAGTGGGTGCTTCGCCTTACTTTGTCTTCCCTGCCCATCCATCCCCCTTGAAGTGTGTCGGTGTGGCCGTCCATATACGCCACATCAGCACTCCACAATGATCGCAAGTTATTTCTTTGGGTTGGTCGAATCCAAGCGCGACATCCTTGATAGCCTCACATTTATCGCACTTGAACTCATATATCGGCATCAATGAACCTTTCAAGCGTTGCATTACCGTTCCAGTAGCGCTCTTTAATGCGTTCCTGGCCATCGGCTATTTTACAGATTCGGCATTTAGCAGCTTTCATCTTGTAATTGCCGCATTGGTCGCACCGGGTTATCTGGTCTTCCTTATTGGCTACGCGTTCAGCTGGATCGATAAGTCGCTGCTCAAAACAATTCTGGCACTCCATCAACCAGACCATTTCTCCAGGCTCAATCTCGGACTCGTAAGCAGTAACACCTCGTTGTGGCGTTATCTTCTTGCATTGCGCACAATGAAACGGATGGATTTCTTCAATCACTTTTGGAACACCCATTTGCCATCTGATCCAATTCTCATCCATCGAGCTGGATGGCCAGATTTAGGCGTTGGACAGACCCAACCGCGATATTCCTTCCCTTCCTTTGTGCCTTGCTTGAGCACCATTGGGCCATCACCACCGGCACACAAGGGAATCTCATCAATTATCTCAGCGCCTAGTTGATTGGCGATTTCGCTTACATCCCAGACAATTGGTTCTGGATCGTTTGGTCGTTGCTCTTTCACAAATTCCGCAAGTTCTGGTTTTGTTGTCTGAATTGGCTTTTTAGGTGTGCCACTTGGTTTTGCAAAAAATCCAGCAAGGTTAAGAGCTCGACCCAGCGACCCAGTCTCTGCCAACTCAAGTGCGTACTGTTTTTGTTTTGACTCGCTACTAAGTCCCGTCGTCCAAGCCGCAGGATCAGCCTCAGTCCGATAAAGCTCAGTCTTAACAATATAGACATCGCAATTAGGCGTAAGTGACTCTTCCAAGACGTGAGTCTTGATTCGATAATCTGGATACGCATTAATGAACTCTTTCAATCGGTCTTGCACAGATACATAATCATCGAGGTAATTCGACATTTAACTTCTCGCTCCCTGCGAACTGTTCGATCGCATAATCTAATTGTTCTTTTAATGACCAGAATGTTCCATCTGGCCAGTTCTGCACGTCATTGGCACAAGGTTGGCAATAAAACCGCACTTGGGCCCGTCGGATAGGTGTTTCTGATTGAACGCGCCATACTGCTGGCGATTGGGCCAACGGATGCCAAGACCCGTCTTTTAATTGGCCCCAGCGGCTTTTACAAATATCGCACCATTGACGCGGATTATGATTGCGACTTAAGCTCAATGTCGTCCCAATCTTCTGGTGTACTGAATCGGCAGAGAGCCAAAATTCCGGAATATCCAATGAGATCGAGATACGAATCTTCGCGCATTGGACTTGCCACCATTCGGCTGAGTTTTGTTGCGATAAAAATAACCGCCACGTCAGATGGGTCTCGCAACTGAACACCGAGTTCTCTCGCGATTTTGTAAATTCGTAAAAGATTACTCCTCGGGTCACCATATTCGTACCCCCTGTCTTCGAGGGTGTTACGAGCGTCGTCAATCCATTCATTAAGCTCTCTCTCTGACATATTGCACCGAGGCCCTTCCTCGCTTAAAACCCTCATTAAAGGCTTTTGCTCTGACAGATACATAAGCGCGCCACAGAATAAACTGAACGCTGATGATTGATGCAAAGATGATTGCGTCTGAATATCTACTCCACATCCGCGCTCACCCCGAATCGATCTAGCCAATATGCCGATATTTCTTCACGGCTTAAACGACCTCGAGCAGACTTGCGCCCGAGTGACTCAATTGCGTATCTGCGGATTATCTGGCCTTTAACGTAATTAGCACCGTCAGACCAAGCGCCCGAAGTCGAATCAAATCGAATTACTTTCGGATTATTTATCACTTACTCTCCCGTTCTGTAACCCTTAAATGGATTTACGGGATAAATGTATTTAATTAAATCTATTTAAACAAGTAGGAGTTCGGAGTGTCGTATATCTAGGAAGCCACAAAGTTTCTCAACCTTGCCGCTATTGGCAAAGTCAGTCTTATCTGGAAGGGCCTTTAATTCCCACTCAGGCTCGTTTATAACCCCTAAATCGAACTGATAGACCCCTTGTGGGGTGGAGTTAATATAAAGCGTCCTAGCGCCCGTCCTAGCCCTTATTTCGGCCAAGTAATCCCATTTCTTCTTCTCAATCAAAAGTGTGGGGTAATGAGTGCGGCGGCACTTCATTTCGACATAAGCATCGTGGGTGATGCCGTCAGCTCGGTCGGTTGCCGATAGTGGCGTTAAGTCCGGATAAACGGCTTTAAGCGCCTCGAAGAGTTCAACCTCGCGAAGGTAAATTAGACGTCCTCTTCGCCATCTTCCCACCCGATTTTTCTAATCGGATCTTGTGGGTCGATTACCCAGTCAGGCCAAGCGCTTCGATCCATAGCAAAGGCAAGAGCTAGGCCTTCGTCCATTCCATTACGACGACAAGTCTCGTAAATCTCTTTACAGGCAATTGCCCAGAAATCGAGTTTAGTAGGCAGCTCTTTAACTGTTCGGCGAGATTTAGCCGTTTTCTTGACCGGCTTTTTAACGCGCTTTCTTGTTGCCATTAGCCCCCACCTTCCTCGATAGGGCTAATTCTAACTGAGACTCCATTTTATCAAGGCGCGACACAATGGGGATATTTTCTAATTTGATTATGTAACGAAGGCCAGCAATTAAGAGAGCGATCGATCCGAGAACCGAAGCTACGAATCCAGCGATAGTATTGGCATCCATTACCGGACTCGCCCATAACGCTCGTAGTTAGGGTTAAGCCAGTTAATAATGCTAGGCAAGACTGATACTAGCGCCGCATTTGCAATCGCATCGACATCCCAGCCCACCGCCAGGTATGTTGCGAGTGCTGTTGCTAGGAAGGTCTTGGCCCAACTTTCCGCCATCTTCTTGAGGTCGCTCATTATTGTCTCCTTCGAGGTCGAACCATTTGCCGTCATTGTCTCCCAAAGTTGTAAAGCTAATATGGAAATGCGAACGATGAGGGTTAGCGCCTTTGTATTTGCGGCGCTTCCATCCCAATATCGGACTCATAATCTTCCCATCGTAAATGATGTATTTAATGCGTTTGTCTCCGCGCTTGGCACATTTACGAATCTTCTCGACCAGCGCATAAGTTTCCTCGGGATGCGCGTTCAGGTTGGCATCTACATCTAAAGCTCTAACGATTCCGTTTCTTGGAATATGGTCAGAAGTGCCTTTGGCAATGTGACGAGCATCAGCCACCCAACCATCAGACTTACGATCGCGATCAGGGTAATCATCGTCGATTTGCTCGCGGAGTTGTTGACCCGCTTTGCATAATTTAGGCAAGACCAAGTGCTTTCAAATCATCTGTTGTTAAGCCAAGAGCTGTCAATTTTGCTTCAGCAGCAGCTTTCTTTGCTTCTTTTTCAGCTTCTAAATCAGCTAACCATTTTTCTGTTTTAGCAAAACCCTCGACAAATTCTTTTTCGCTGATAGGGGTAACACCCTGATCCCAACGTATTGAAGCATAGTCATCTCCAGTTATTACCCAACCGCCTTCTGGAACTAAAAATCTTAAAACCTGCGATCCTTTGACCATATTAAGCTCCTATTTCCATTAAAACTAATGTGCTAGTTGCGTTGCCACCGTTAGCATAAACATTTCCAAAATTTCCTTGGTTGTTTTTAAATTGAATCTTGTAAGTGATTGCTGATGTCGTAGCTGGAGAATCCAAATAAACACCATTAAACATCGAATATAAAATTAAACTGGAATTTGTATAATTTCCGCCACCCGTTGCCCAGACAACTGTGGTGTTGCGAACAATTGCATATTGAGCTTGGTTGGCGGTATTTCCATTATCTTTACCGCCGGACATTGCGAACATTGCAAGAATCTTGGATGTATTAGCGCTGGGAGTTATGCTGGCGCTCAAATTTGTATCTGCATAAGTGCTTGATGCCGATGAAACTTCTGTAGCATAAGTGCCTTGAACAACTTGTAATACTTTTCCGCTACTAGCAGGAGTAATCCATTTTAAACCCGTAGAAGTAGTTGAATCGGCACTCAATATTTGTCCATTTGACCCGACTGCTAATCTAGCTGGCGTGTCTGCGGCAGTTGCCGAAATTAAATCTCCTTTGGCATCTAAAATTGTCAAAGGGTCAACAGCAATCCAAGTAAAATCTAAATCCGTATTAGAATTTTTTGATAGGACTTGCCCAGTTGTGCCACCTTTCAAATCAAGAAAACTACTGTCGATGCTATTGCCCAAAGTGCGCATCGCGGCCGCGCCGTCTTTAACAAGATCTGTATCGTCTGGCGTTTCCCAGCCGAAGTTTGTCGTATTTGCCATTGTTCTCCTTTAGGCGACTATTGTAGCGTTGAGCCACTCCAATGTGGGGTTAATGCTATTCCAAGTCTCCGTCGCTGGTACTGAGTTCCAACGGAAAGCTTGTAGTGAATAAGCCAGCGGCGATATGTTAATGGTCAGGTTAAGTTGATTGAGAGAAGCCGTCCAAGTCCATCCCTCAACGAATCCCTGAAAAGCTCCATCGACCATATTCGTCGGTAGATTTGAGATATTGACGGGCATACCCATAAATATATTTAAAAGAGAATTTCGGTCTGCATTGTCGATTTCTGAGCTAGCTATCGGGAAAGTTATTTGCTTCATTCCAAATTGAGGGTATGCGCGAATCAGTAGATAAAACGCAGCTTGCGAGGTCGCGTCTCCGGCGTTTCGTAGGGTAGTATTAATGGTTGAGGCCAATTGACCATACAAAGCAATTGAGGCGGCGTCCGAATCGGTTATGGTTGAATTTCCTGATGCCCCATAGGCCAAAGTTATTTTATTGCGGACATCGCCAGCGCGTTTAGCGATACTTAAATTCGGGCCTATCGCGTGATCACCCGTCAAGTCAACATAACCATTTGCAGCTAGGTATTGGCTTCGGCGAGTTGAGTCGGCATAACCAATTCGCCCTTGAGCATCCTCATACAAATAGCCAAGGCCAGAAGTGGCATATGAAGTTGCCAAGTTATAAACGGTGTCATTCAAATTGTTTTGAGAATGTAGTTCGTAGTCTCCTGGTTGGTCAATTTGCCCTAATCCTGAATTTTCTGCATTGGCCCAAGTGGTTGTTGCATCGTAGTTTGCCCAAGTTGTCGCAGCTGGCACTTCGTCCCAAGAGTCAAAAAGAACAGTTGAAAGTAATTCAAAAATTCTATCGCCGTCAAATTGGTGAGCAAAATTGCCCGTGTAGGTTGCCCTAGAAAGTCTAGCCAAAGCTCCTACGCCAACAATTTGAACCCTTTGAGATAAAGCTGTAGAACCTGAATTTTGAACTGTAATGGTCAAATCGGTAAGAAAACCGCCGAATAAACTAACCCAATTGGCGTTTGTGTCTTTTACTTCAACAACGATGGGATCGTTAATTTCGTATGGGACTTGAGACTCATTAGTTTCAATAAGCGTTATATTGCAATACCCTGCGATTGGTTGAGAATAAATATCTGTACGGCCCGAAGTTATATTCAAACCGCTGAGTGTTGCGCTCGTTACGGTATAACCGTTTATTTTTACTCGGTACTCGGGACTCCAAAGGGTCATATTGCTAAGCTCTCAAGCGATCCTGTCCGGCTTTGACTTTGATTCAAGGCATCGATTACTGAACGAGTGAAGCCTTCGGTATCGATTGCAGACGGCGCATTTACGTTGATGACAATTCCGCCAGCAACTCCAGAGGTTGAGCCAGTAATTCCAGCTCCAGCGCCAGTAAGTCCGTTTGTTTGAGAAGTGACAAGGCCGCTGTTAGCAGCTCCACCTAAATTATTTTGACCAATAAGGGGAACGCAATAATTTAAAGTCCGTTTGATAACTTCCCCGTAATAGTTATATTCGACGAGGTAAACGCCTTTACCTGATGGACATTCGGACGTTTCCTGCATAATGGTCTCAGATTTCCACATTGTATTTCGGCGCTTATTTTCTGTCGCGGCATCAACACCACCGCCGCCACCACCCCCGCCACCACCGCCGCCGGCGACTGGACGACCTAACTCATCTACCGCTCCGCCAGCAAGCAAAGAACCGCTTACAAAAGCCGCACCGGTAAAGCTACTACTGCTGAAAGGATTAATTTTGCTTAAAAAATTGCTCAAAGGATTGTTTTTAATATAGTCAACAACTTTTTTGTAAGCGTTATAAAGGTCATTAAAGAAATTAATTAATTTTCCAACAGCATTAATTGTTGTAGTAATTGCGCTCACTATTCCATTAAAAGCTGTTTTTAAGACGCCTGTCATAATCGGAACTATATATTTATCCAAGAAAGACCACAGAGCTCGAAATTCGTCTTCGTTATCCTCAATTGCTTTGGTTAGCGGTTCAACTTTTTTTCTGATTGACTCCACAACTGGGCCAACGTTGTTCATAAAATAATTAATTAAATTTGTAAGAATCGGCAAAAGTCGAGCGCCAATGGATTCTTTAGCTTCATCAAAAGCGACGCTGAGTCTCTGCATACGACCTTCAAAAGTTTCAGCTTGTTTTGTTGCTTGGCCTTCAAAAGTCTTAGCCAAAGATGCGGTGACATCCTCGAAGGACATCGATTTAAGTTCGCTTGTGGAAAGGCCGACACCTAAGCGAGCTAAAGCTCCGGTATTTCCTTCGTAAGCCTTAGCCAATGCGTTACTTACCGTTTCAAGAGACTTACCACTTCCAGCGGCTACATCCAAAGCCAATGTCTGCAACTCTTGAGCTTTTTTAACATCGTTGGTCGCAATAGCTAAACGTTCAAAGGAAGGACGGAGTTGATCGTCCGTTATGCCGTACGCTAGAGAAAGTTTAGAGATTTGCTGCTCCACGGCGGCAATTTGATTGCGGGTTGCGCCGGTTACATTTTCCAAAGTAGAGGCTAATTTGGCTTGAGCCTTTTCATCCTCGATTGCCGATTTAACGCCTTCGACCAATAACTTTCCGGCGTACGCGGCAGCGGCAGCGGCGGCAACAGCAAAAGCGGCGGCAGCCTTTTTACCGAAATCGCCGAGTTTATCCCCAAAGCTCGAGACTTCGGCTTCGCCTTGACCTAATTTCTTTTTTAAATCATCAACGTCGGCAAGAATGGATAACTTAAGAGTACGATTACCTGCCATTTGTTATCCCCATTTCTTCAAAATTGTATCGAAAGCTTCTTCCCATTTACGCACTAATTCAGGCTGAATCTTGCGTAATGTTGGGTAAATGAAGTAACCGCTATTACCTCTGCCTCGGTTGGCGGTTCTTCTTGGAAATTGAGGATAACGATTAGATCCGAATTCGTAACCTGCCCAGAGTGTTTGAGTGCTTGCGCCACCAGAGAAACGCTGAGATGCAAATCCGTAAGACAACTCGCCAATCTTGGATGATTTGCTAATCCTAACGCCAGTTGCGATGCGATTGACAGCGGATTGTCCAAAGGTTCGAGTAATTGAATAGGCTTTAATTTCGTTGGCGGCGTAGAGAGCCAAGGCGCTAGATTGTGTTTTGGCTTCATCAATGGCAGCTTGATCCATTGCCTTAAACGCTTGCAGGATGCCGCGAAGCTCGGAGCGATCATAGGTAATCGTTTCACCGGCCACCTTTTCTCTCCTTCAAAATCTCTAGAGCCGTCATAACATCTTCGGCATCTTGCCAGTATTGTTTAGGGATACCGGTTTCCAGAGCCAAAAGCATTAATAAATAATTTATGCTTCCGGCTGGGTGGCTTTTGGGTCTTGATTAGATACATCCACATCTGCGACCGTATCCATCCAGACTTCGAAGCTCTTAACCGGCTTACCGGCAGCTTCTCGTTTCATTGCGTTATAAGCCAAGAACATAATGTCCCAGACTCCGCCAAGTTCGCCGATTGACTTACCAGTCGCCTTTTCCCATTTTGCGTACTCGGGCGGTTGGGCTACATAAGTGGCTTGATCGCCCGAGTTGTATGTAATTGTGATTTGTGACTTCATTGCTCCCGATGCTCCGATCTCTTAGCTGAAGGTTTCTGTTGGAGTTCCAACTACTGTCAAAGTCCAAGTATCAGTCAAAGCTCCTGGAGCTGCTCCACCGGCTGATGGAAATACTGGAAGGACATTGAAAGCGAATACTGCGCCAGTAACAGCTGTAAAGCTGACTGCGAGTGTGGTGTTAGGTGCTGATTCTGCATCAGCCCACATTGCCTCAAATAGTGAGCTAGCCGCTCCCCAATCTTGAAGCAATTCAATTGTGAAAGTCCATTGCTTATCTACGGACTTGTATGCGCGACCATCGAGAGTTTGATATGTCTCGATAATGGTTTCGCAGGAAAGAGTCGCGGAAGTCGCCTGAGCATCGTAGGACGATGAGTCCAACGTGAAAGTGACATCGCGGCCAGTAATTACTGTCGTTGCCATTTGTTCTCCTTAGGAAGTTTGCTCGTAGCGGACGCTCAAGCGAATGTCTGAGACGAGCAAATTCGTCGTCCCAACTTGAGTAACCGAGGGTCTTTCGACAACCGATAACTCATACTTGGCAGCGTTTAACGCGCCAAGAATACTAATGATTAGTTTTTCCAAATTATCTAATGATGCTGGATTTGATAAATATGCTACGCAAGCAGTAATTGTGTAATTTAATTTTACTCTAGTTAAAGATTTACCTATGAGTTCCAATTCCATATATGGAGAATCCGGGACGATAACAACGGCAGGGACAATTGGTGCTTCTGGAACGTGATCATAAACGTTAGCGGTGACGCTGGCTAAAGCCGTTTTAATTGCGCCGCGAATATCGGTTGAAATTGATGAGGCTGGCATCAGCCCACCATTGCATCGGTGTCAAGATAAGGCCCGAGAAGGCCAGTTACCTTGGCAAGAAGATTCTTTGAAAGTCTGTACGGTGTTACTGCAAAGTCGATTCCTTCGATTGATCCGCCGGCTGCGGTTCTGGCTTGAAAGATTTCGACAGAAATAGCCAAAACGGCAGCTTCAACGTTGGCATTTCCGACGTATGTCGATAATCCAGAGAGCGCAGCGTTTCCGGCTGGGATAACGTTCTTTTCCAATATGTCAGCATTTGTAATAGCGGCGGTAAATACATAAGGACCAATTAAGTCATCTGTAACTGTGTGAGTAGCGTTAAAAGGTGATCCGCAACCAGTAACAATAACGGACTGACCTTCGGTAAATTCGTGAATTGTTGCGGTGTGAAAATACGCAACGTTATTCTCTAATTTGACTTTGTTGATTTTGCTTTGGAAGGTGACAAGCATCGGAATAACGATATTTTCCGAAGCATCGCAAATATCATCGAGATAAGCATCCGAATAAAGGGCAGACGAGACACCGAGAATAGTTCTCAGCTCTGAAGCCGTTACGATTGTTGGCATCTCGTCTTTCCTTTCGATCTAAGGGGTTAAGCCCAGCTCGGGAGCGGACTGGGCCTAACTATTGGGATTAACTACGCAACCATCCAGCGATAAGCGCCAGCGCCGACTTTTGTAGCCAATGCGCCGTAGCCGTAGTAAGCCACTTCGATTTGACCATTGAGCGCAACGTTTGTCTGAAGACGGAAACGTGAAGACTCATACCAAGTGTAAGCATCTGGGTTAATTACGATAATGGTGTTATCGCCAACTCCAGAACCTGTGGTGAGGTTACGATCTACGCGGAAGTTTAGACCGAGAAGATTTCCAGTTGCTGAACCTGCACCAAGATTTCCGCCTTGATTGATATTGCCAATCAAGTTCTGATAAATCGGACGTCCTGCATCAGCGAGGTTCTGAATTGCGCCCCATTGCTGAGGTGATGCAATGATGTTCTGGGCAAATCCGAGAGTTCCAGCGTAGATTGAAACGCCAGCATCGGAAACGAAATCAAGAAGGCCAGCAGCATCAAGAGTGCGGTTTCCGCCGTCTGTTCCACCAGCAATTAGACCGGTGACAACTGCTACATCTGTTGCCTTTGCGTACGCATATTCCATTTGACGAACGAGTTCATCGAAGAACGCAGGTGAAGAACGATCGAGAAGTTCTACCGAGAAAGTTTGTCCTCCAGCATACTTCTTGACTGTTACTGAAAGGAATTCGTTTGTCATTCCTGTCTCATCGATTGCAGCAGCTTCAGCTTCTTCGCCAACTGTTGGAACAGCTGTGATTTTAGGAATTTCGAAAGTCATTCCTGCATCTGGTAGAACGCCGCGAGATACTGAATCAACAGCTGGGCGATCTGCGTTTGAAAGTGGGTTGATGATTTCTGTCAATTGACGGGTTGGGATGAGACCAGCGTTGTTGCTTGTGGTGTCATCTGCCGCCATAACGTATTGACGAGCAGCATCATCACCGAGTTTAGCGCGGACGCTATTCTCGAGATATTTCGCCTTTGTGAACTCAAGGCGAGGAGCGGTGAAGAACGCTGGACGTGGCGCAGCGGCTTCAACCTTAGCAGCTTCTACCGTTTCTTCGGCAGGAGCTGGAACGGTAGTGTCTGACACTTGTTCTCCTTCGGTTGGGTTGTCTGCTTCAGCGGTTGCCGGAGCAGAATCTTCTTTAGGTGCTTCATTCTCGGAAGCAGCGACTTCGCTAACGCGAGCTGAATCAATAGCTGGATCAGTAACAAGAGATACCTCATCAAGCGTTGCGGAAGTAATGTTCATTACGCCTTTGTTATTGATCCACTCGTTAATTTGTGCGCCAACGCTAAAGCCATCCCTTAATCCTTCGGTGGCTTCGATTAAAGCATCTTCTCCGGCCATAGTGTTGGCGATTTTGAACGTAGCCACAATTCCGTCTTTTGTTACTTCGTGAGCGACCATTTTGCCAATTGGACGAGTCCGGTCGTGCTCCAATAGCAATTTAACGGGCTTTATTTCAATTGAGTCCGCTGCGAATACAGTCGGGCCAACTGAGGTATTACCTTGCTCATTCCAAGTAACAATAGTGCCGCTAATTGTGCGCTTAATTGTGTCGGCCGCTGTGACGACCATTGGCATTTTGATTTTCATCGGATTAGATCTTCTTCCTCTTGAATCTGCTCAACGCTCATCGCGCCAATGCGGTTAAGGATTTCATAAACCTGCGCTCTCTCCAGAGGATTGCCGCGCAGGAAGTCGTCCAAGTCAAAACGAACTTCGGTTGTGGCTGGAACGAAATCTGGCATCGAAAGACGCTTTTCAATTGCGGTAAGTAATGGGCGAAGTGAGAAGTCAACTAATGAGCGCCGTTCGCTAATCGAGTTTGAGTAAGTCATTGAGGTAGTTTCGGCGCTCAAGAAGTAAGCTGGTATTCCAGCAGCTCTAGCCAATTCTAAAGCGACGTATTGACGCGCTTCGGCAAGTTGCAACGATTTAGGATCATAACCGAATTCTTTTAGGTCAACGTCTGCATTAAGGAAAGCAGTCGAACGAGATTGGCGAGCGGTGCGCCAAGCTGAAAGCAAAGCTGATACTCTTTCAGCAGTTAAATTAGTTCCATTTGATTTGAGAACCATTGAAGGATTAGGTTCTTTTGCATAATTAACTGCTGCATTTTCTAAATATACGGCAGCTGAGACTGTCTTTCCAGCGCGGTGCAGAAATCCTTCATCGTATCCATCGAAGCGAATGATTGAACCGATTCCTTGAAGTGGAACGTCCATTCCGTCAACTTTGTAAGACTCAATCATCGTATTTCTAAAATTGGTGTCAACTGTTACGCGATCTGGGCTAACGCGAGTCCAAGCGCGAACTTTTCCGCCGTCTGTCGCGGCGTACATTTCTAAAACTTGTCCATAACCAACACCATAAAGCCAAATATCTTCAGCGAGCCAAGTATAGATAAGTGAACCCGGAACTCTTGGATCAGGTTGATTAATAACGCGAAGTGGCTCAACGTGTTCGCCGGTAAGTTTGTTGTATTGCTCTAAAGGTAATGATCCAGTAGTTCCGCAAATGATATTTCTAGCTCGAGCAATTGACGGAACGCTCATAGCCAATTGGCGAGTTGTATTTGTTGCTCCGCCGAGAATGTTATAAACGGAATCGCTAATTTGGACGGGAGTTAGCGCGGCGGTTACATCGCTAGTTTTCTGCGGTGTTTGAGCCGTGATTTGTGGAAAGAAGAAATCTCTAATAGCACCCATTAAGCCTAAATTGTAAGGGGTGTGTGCTACACAATTACAATATCAACACCATCATTAGCTTTTGTGGCGTAATGAGTCGCCATTGCCGAAGCAATTGCTCCACAAATAACCGCGTTACTTACTTTGCGACCCATCACCCATCCGCCGTCACCGAAAGGCAACTTGACGGCAGATAGGCAATGTTTCGTCAGCTCATCTTGTCCGGAATGAGCCAATCGCTGAGATGAGATTGCTCCCAGTAACTCATCGCAGCTTTGCGCGTAGTCGAGACCATCTATAGGTTCAGTCCTAATTCCTGCCGGTGCTAATCGCGCAGCAACGGCCGAAGCGGTTCGGGCTGAGTAAGCGACTAACTGCACCGAATACTTTCGCACCCATTCAGCTAAATCGTTAGCCAAAGACTTATCATCGAGATTAGACGGATTGTGCCAAGTCTGCAAGAGGATGACTTGGAACTGATCTCCTTCAAGTTTCTGGCTTGCTACTAAGGCCGCTTGTTTTCTATCAGGACTGAGATCGATAGCCAACCAAGTATCTGCCTCAGGGTTGAGTCGAAGCCCCTCAACTTTGCAACTCTCCCATTGAGACGGATTTATTACCGGGTTGATTGTGTCGACCCATTGACATAAAACTTCTGTGCGCACAATATCTTCGGGGTCTGACAATACGGCGCGGATATTGTCGGGGTGAACTGTGTAACCAAGTGACGGATTAGCTTGGCAGACACCTAGCCAAAAGTCTGGTGAGTTATCGAACTTAAGTCCGTTAGGTGCAGACCATTCGAACCAGCCAATATCGTCAGAGCCGCCGTGAATTGCGGCGTATGCTCGCTCGCGTAACTTATTTAAAACTATCGAATGCTGATCTCCAGCATTGGAGTAAACCCATATCTGAGGATTTGGGCTAGCCATTTGGGTATAACGCAGGGCAGACCAGACATCTTCATCTTTATATTCGCGAGCTTCGTCCAAGTGAATGGTTTCAGGTGCGGCAATACCTCGACCAGCTGAGTTATTGGCTCGGACTATATATCGACGGCCTTCGGTGAACTGTAATTCTTGAAATCCTTTGGATTCTAGCTTCTTAGTGAATTCGGCGGCTAGTCGAGGAGTTGATTCGATAATTCCGTAAATCTTGTAAAAGAGTTCGGCTGAGGTTGTGAGCTTGTGAGCTGTGTGGACTTGTAACTTTTCCTTCAAAACGTAAATCCTAAATAAAATTTGGAGCGCCATAAAGGTCGACTTACCTTGTTGACGTGCGCACAAAAGGGTTACAACTGGGTGAGCCCATCGGCCGTCCGGCTTGTATTTGAGCGAGTGATGAGCTAGCCATTGTTGCCAAGGCAATAAGTTATAGCCGATTTCCTCGCAAAACTTAATCATTTGCTCGCCGTGAGAAAGTAAATCAGTAAGTTTTGTATGAATTCTCGGGTTTGGCACACCACGGTAAGCCGATTCATCCCGAACCCTTGCGATCTCCGTCGATCCCTCCATTATTCTCCAGAGTCGCCCAGATAATGAACGGCCGTTCCATTTTCAGGGAAAATCTTCCCGAT